AATTTGCATAATTGCATCTTTTGCGTTCATCATTCTTTTTGTTTAAATATTAATAAAAGATTTTGTTTATCATTTAACCCGTTGCAATATTTCCTTTATTGCATTCATAAGTTCTTGTTCTTTGCTTGGCTTTGTCTTGTAGGTAAATAACCCTTCTACGCTAAAGCCTTTAAATTTGCCCTCTTTAACATCGTTCCATACATCTTCGTTGTCTACTTTAAAAGAACCAAACCAAGACCCGTCAGGTGCATCTTCAAATCCCTTCATTGGTTGTATGCCTCTGCTTTGATCTGTAATAAAGCTTTCAAACATAGTAACCCCTTCTACTTGTTGGTCAGGCGAATGCATCAAGTTTACGTTTGACTGATAGCCTCTTTTGAAAAACTTTTGCGCAATCTTAAAAATAGTATCTTTACTAAAGACCACATAATAATCGCCGTAAGTAGCATCGCTGCGAAAGATAGGTACATCAGCCAACATAAGAGGTCCAGAAATAATGCGCTTATCTTCGCTAACCACTTCAAAGCGTTGTTGGTTTTTAAAGGCATTCCAATTCTTTTGAATAGCAGGTCTGTCTACGAGTGCCACATAATCCACCTCGGCATCGTCATTCATATCCTCGCTAATGTCTAATAAATAAACAGGTAAGTCCATATTCGTAAATATTAAGTGTTTTAAATTGTTATCATTTAACCAAACCTTGCCCTCTGCTTAATAGCTGCAATCCTTTGTTGGTTACTTGTTACATCATTCTCAACAACGTATGCTCTAACGGCTTGGTTTCCTATTGCATTAATTGTCTGATTATCTAAAGTTGTTGTTTGTGCTTGTGGTTGTGGTGGTGCTATTGGTGCTGATGCATTCAAACTTGGAACACTTGCTCCGCCACCTGTTGCACCTGGGACTTTAACAGATACGATATTTTTAACCGCAGCAAATCCCGCAGCACCTACGGCAGCAGCAGAAATAAAGTTAAAAGGTGGTGGTGCAGAACTTAAAGCGGTTGTAATACCTTTGTAAGTATTGATAATAGAAGCAGCAATAGCTAAGGCTTTACCTGCAACTGTTTCCTTTCCTGCAATCATTGACAAGTTTGTAATAGCAGAAGATGTTGCATCAAGTGCAGCTATTTTTGCATCTGCTTCCTCTTTTGCAATTTTTGCTTTAGCATCTTTTGCTAACTTATCATTTTTAATAGATAGTTGTACTAATTCAAATTCCTTATTTGCATAATCTTCTGCTTCCTTTGCACCTTGTTCAAGTAGTTCTTTATCCAAAGCATCTTGCTCTGCTTTCTCTTTTGCCCTTTGTGCATTTAAAGCATCAATAGCTTTTATCCTATCAAAAAAGAATTTAACCTCTAAATCTTTACGTCTTTGGTTTTCCTCTTCTATATCTTTTGCTGTTTTTTCCCTTGCAGCTTTTGCTTTATTAGCTTCCTCTGCTCTTTTCTTTGACTCTTCATCTCTTGCTTTTTGTGCATCAGCTGCTCTTTCTGCATCCGCAGCAGCTAATTCTCTATTTAATCTTTTACCTAATTCAGCCGTGTTTGCGCCATCTTGTTTTATAGCTTCAGCATACCTATTTTTAGCTTCAATCTTTTTCTTTGTGTATTGATCTACTTGGTCGCCATGTTCTTCCATGAACTTTTTATTGACCTTCAAAGTTTCATCGCCATCTTTCTTTAACTTATCCAATGCCCTTGTAGCATCACTTGTAACACCAATAAAATCAGTTATTGAGTTAATAGTTTTACCTATAAAGTTTCCAAAAGTTTGTAAACCAGGAATAGCATTTAACACCGCTTTTTTAACTGCATCAAAGTTTGCTACAACTAAACCTAAGCCAACTGCTAAAGCACCAATACCCGTTGCTATAATTGCACCACGCAAAGTAGAAAATGCAGTTACTACATTTGTCTTTACGATTGTTGCAAGTCGCTGGAAGTCCTTTGCTGAGTCAGTAACCGCAGATAAGCCTTGCGATAAAGCTAAAGCAGATTGCACTTTTAATAAGGACTTTTCTAAGTCCTCACTTTCTGCACCTACTACACCAAGCGCACCTTGAACGGCAGTGAAGCCACCTGCTACCGCATTAACTGCTCCAGCAAGAGCCTGGAACTTTTTTCCTGGGTCAAATAAGTCAGCCGTTTCCCTTGCTTCACTAATTTTGTCTTTTAGTTCAGCTACTCTTTTAGCTGAGGTAATAGCTTCTTTAGAATAATCTCCAAAATTACTTTGTGCATTTATTAATTCTGCATTAGCTTCTTTTAATGCTTTTTTAACGCTACCTATCGACTCAACTGCGTTACCTTGTACCTGTATATTTATACCTACGTTCTCTTGTGCCATTAGTATTGTGTTTCTATTACTTTAAGGAATGATAGTTTAGTGGTGTTGTATTCCATTGGGTTGTAATTCTCGACCTTATTAAGCCTAAATAATACCCCGTCTATAAATACATACTTACTAAAATCTAAATTGAAAATGTCTAAAATATCAAGTAACCCATAGCACGTTAATAGCTTACTATCTTTATGTGTTATTTCTGCTATGTAAGGACTATGATAAGCATTGAATACGTTTACCTCTGGGTATCTATTAGGGCTAAATTGTATTTCTTTAGGTGCGCCAAAGTTTATATCGTTAGTAGGGTTAATAGGGTCATCTAAATGCCCTGCATAACCATACGAAGTATAAGAAGCTAAATTATGATTGTCATTCATAATATGCCAACTACTAACACCTGTAATCTTCTTTGTTTGCATTATACGAATGATGCTATCCATTTTATCCTCTGCGTTATTGCTATTTGACTTCTTATAGATAGCAGGAAATACTTTGTCTTGTCCTGTTGCTTGGTAAAGTACAGATGCAGCAAATATAACTTCTAAGGTGTCGGTTTCTTTTACAAAGTCAAACTCGGTATCGTAAATAAAATCTCCATAACCTTCGGTGTACTTCTTGCGATAGTTTTCGTTATAGAAGTCATTATCTTGCTTGAACTTGTAGTTATAGTAACGAGCATTAACCTCACTCATAGGCTTTATGCTTAAAGGCTTTGCTCTATCTATTTTGTTAGTCCAATCTTCTGCATTAGCCGATACTTCAGGATAAAAATCCACATACGGACTAATAACAAGTTCCTTGTCGTTAAACTTATTCTCATAAACGTAAAGATTAAACATTTTAACAATGCTTAAAAAGAAATCACTTTGAAATATACCTTTAGGGATAGTTTCATTTATTTTAATTGTTTCTCCTAAGTTTACTTGCACTTGTGTAGGTGTGCTTGTAGTTACACCTATCTCGCCCATTGTTATATCCAGGATAATACCATTTCCAGATATTATAACCTGCATTGTGTCGGTATTAGCAAACGTTATATTATTAACTGTGAAATCGCAGTTCATAAACGTGCTAACACTTGCATCAAAATCTTGTCTGCCTATTTCTGTTCCGTTCTTTTTAAGTATTACAGAATAGTTTGGCAAACTTGGGTTAAAAAATGTTACGTTACCCCTTAATAATACATTTATATTTGTTGTAATAGTTACACCACTTGTATATGTAAATAACTGACCTAACCCGTCAAGCGTAAAGCTACCTGCGGTTACCAATGTGTATTCTACAATATCACTTAAGTTAGTGTTTATAGTTATTAACTTAGCTGCTGCGTTAAGGCTTGTATTGTTTAGGGTTGTAATTCTTGTTTGGTTGTTTGGTATGATTAACCTATTAAATAAAGCCGTATTAAAAAACGGGCAGTTAAAAGTATAATCTGTTCCTGCAAATATTTTTTGGATATATTCCTTAACATATAAAGCAGGTCTAAAGGTTGTATATTGAAAGTCCTTTTTAGCAACCCCGTGTCCACCGCCACCATTACCAATACTAACCCCACCATAATCAATAAGTGGGTAGTAGTAACCTGAACCACCTGCGTTGTTCCAACTATTGCTAATATTAGTTACGCTATAAGTATGGTTATAAGCACTAAAATCTAATTCCTCTAAACGCTTATTTCCTAACTGATTAATAAACCCGCCAAGCTCCCCAACAACACAACACTGGTATTCAATAGTTTCTTTGTCTATAACTATTTCCAAAATTCGTAAAGTTCCTTTAAATATCTGCACCTTATCTACAAATATTTTGCAGTTAGCTTGTTTAGTTACGTTATAATTATACCCTACGTTTGGTAGGTCATTATCGGTAAAATTAGCGTTGTTAAGTTCGAAGATGTAACCAAATATTGCATTGTTTAACCCCGTTCCTGGTATGCTAATTGTTTTGCTAAAGGAAGTATTGCGACTACCAAATTCACTTACATCGTCAATGGCATAAGTAAACTCGGTAGAAATATCTTGCAATAAATCTATTTTGCGTTCCTCAACGTATATTTCGGTACTAATCATTATCTAAATTGGCTTGTTAAGTATCTTCCTACTTCTATTTCAATATCAAAGTTAAATAGTTTGTCTGCGCTTTCTAACTTGTAATCGTAATTTGTTGCGCTTATGGTAACAGGGAAATAAGCACCAAGTACTTCCATATAAACAATAGGACTCGATACAAGCTGAGCCAACCAAGAATAATCTTGTTCAGTAACCCAATCGCTAGTAAGCTTATATTTATCCTTATGCTGAATAGCATAGTTGAAAGTCGTTTCATTAAGCCTGTTATATCCATCTGTGTTTTTCATTTGTCCACCACTTAGTTGCCAATCGGTGCGCCTATATGATGCTCTTTCGAATTCGCTTGACCTTTTATTAACTAAGGTAAAGCTCTTTGTTTCCCAACCGCCTAAACGATTAAGGAACTGCAAGTTATATTGTTGGAACTTAGGATAGCACTTTTGTCTTAGCTTAATAACCCTTGATTGAGTAGTGCCACGCTTTATGTAAAAATTATATCCGTAAGTGTTTGCGTTAATAATAGTTGAACCTGCAAAAGTATTTATGTGCGATGCCTCTAAGTTAAATAAGTTAAACTGACCGCTTAATGTAATGTTGCCCGATACAGTACTTGTTACGGCTTCGCTTTCGTTTACTACTTCTACCCAAGCTGAGTAAGTACCCGCAGTAATTTTAAGGTAAGAAGCGTAAAAGTTATCTCCGTATTCAATAGGTATGTTATCTAAATCTCTTTCGGTTAAAAAGTTATCCTTAAAGTTTTCTAATTGTAAACTGCTATAATAGGTAGCTAAATCCAAATAGGTCTGGCTTTCCATAAAGAATACATCTGCAAACAATGGGGGCACAAAGTTATAGGCTGAGTAACTGCCAGATGCTAAGTTAGTAGTTGTAACACCGCTTACCTCTTCGCCTATCCTTACTTGGTAATCTACTTTGATTTTATCATTTGAAGCTACGAGTATTGAGCTACCTGAAGGCTCAAAGTAATTAGTTACAGAACTTCTTACTATTGGGGCTGCATCAAATACGCCATAGCTACCCTCTGCACTTGGGGCAGGGAATACCTTTGATCTAATTACTTGGCTTCCGTTTATATAGACATCATAAACAAACTTAAAGTTTGTAGTTCCGCTATTAGTAGAACTTGAAACAAACCATAGGTTTTCGTGCATAGACGAATATGGTGCAGGACTACTTGTTATTGTTATTGCCATTGATTGTTTGTCTTATTTGTATTTGCACATCGCCACCTATTGCGACTGCTATGTTTTCAATAAATTGCTTATTAAATATTTGAGCTACTGCTCTATCAAAGTAGCGTGTAGATTTTAAACCTTTCCTATGTATACTACGAGCAATTAAAAAGGCTAAGGACTTCTTGCCGTCTATTGCCTTTGCTTCTGTTCCAAGCTTTGTGTATTTTTTAACTGATACCGATTTTAACTTGTTATATCCAAGCCATTTTTCTATTGAACTTACCGGAACGGCTTTTTTATTTCCCTTAAAAGCGTAAGGTGTTTTATTGTCTGCCTTCTCGTTCTTTGTACCTTTTACCCCTTTGTTTACAAAGTCATAGTATTTAGATGCCTCGCTTCCTGGTTCATAACCAAGGCTTAAAATGTAACCCGTGCCAAACTTTGTAATAATAGGCAAAGCCGGTTCTGCCAATCTACCAGAACTTGTAATGTTTTCCTTATCAAGTATTTCTACTATTTTATCATTAAAGGCTTGACCATATTTAGCAAGTGTTTCCTCTAATATAGGTAAATCCCCTTCTTTGTACTTATCAAAGCTACCGCCTAAGCTTTGTAAAAAGCCGTTCCTTAATGCTTCTATTTGTGCTTTACTTATACTCACGCTAATAAATATAAGGAAGGTCTAAAAATAACTAACCCCACCAAAATTGGTAGGGTTACTTAAGTTTCCTATGTTGCTCCTTATCGTAATCGGCTTTAGCCTTTAGATAGGATAGGGTATTTAAGAATTGTATTGTGGTTAGCTCATAGCTTTGGTCAACTGTGATATTTTCGTGGTCGGCAACAGATTTGGCGCAATACTGCCATCCAAAGTGCTGCATAAAATTTGAACCACCTCTTGCGCTTGTTCCAAACTCATTCCCTTGTTCGTCATTTCCTTGACCAAATAAGCCTGAGAAACTTCTATCCAATTTCTGTATACTTGATAAAAAAAAACAATGGAATGGTAAACGTGCATAAAATTTGCCCCTTGTAAGTCCTCGGCATACTCGCTATGCTTGGCAGCATCGTACTTCTCATCTATCCATTTGCCATACCAAGTTTTGCGCTGAGGTATAACCATTGAGGCTGCTAACTTGTGTATGTTACCTACTAAATCGGTGCTGAATACTTTTGTTTCGATATATCTGGCTGCTTTTATCTGCTGCACATCATAGATAAACTTGTAACGCTTCCCATTCACTTCAGTGTATTTAACCGGCTTACCTTCTATCTTATCATCTAAAAAGTTTAAGGTTACCTTTAATTTGTTAAACTCCCCTACGCTTAAGCTATCCACTTGCGTGTCTGTAAGGTTATGCAAAATACCTACAAGCTTACTTTCAACATCTAAGGAAGTCCAATCCTTCTCAGGCTTAGTAACTATTGGGTAAATCTGTTGGTACTGCCAAACTGTTAAATCGTTCCAAGTCATTTTCTTAGTTTAAGTATTATCTCATAGGCAAGATGCCCACCTATGTAGCATAACGCTGCCAAAGGTAAGCAAATTGCAAAGAAGTACAATATTTTTATTACTTTAATGATACGGCTACACTTGTTGTGCTACTCTTAGCAGGTGGGTAAACTTTGGTAACCTCGCCAGTAACTCCGTTTATAATATCTAACCCTTGATGCGGAACTTTCTTTAAGAAGTCTTCCATATCCTTTTTGGCTTTAGCTGCGCTATTATACTCGTTTAATATCTCGTCGTATGCAGGACTTTCACATTTGCTAAAGTCATACTTAACCCCTACTTCTCTAATGTTAAACTTAGCACTCATATACTCAAAGTCCTTGCCATTAAGTACGGCTGCTTGTAATACTGCATCTTTGTAGTCTTTATTTGCCTTTAGGGTTTCGAGCATATCCTCTAAGGCTTTAACCTGGAGATGCGTTTTTAACGGGTCTAACTCACCTGCGTTTAAGCGTTCAATTAATTGGTAGGTAAACTCAGTCCTTTGTTCTTTTGTTGTTTCAAATATTTGTTGTAGTTCCATTTGTGTTATTTGTTTTAAACTGTAGACAAAATGTCTACTGTTGGTTATAGGTTTTTAATTTTATATTGTGTACACCAAATAGGTATTGAATAAAAAAAGTATATCTTTCTTCTAACTGTGTAACCATTTTCATCTTCTCCACAATAGATGTCAAAGTTGCTAAATGCTTTTACTTTATGCTTCATAGGTTATTTGTTTTGGTTATAGGTTTGGTTATAGTATTGTTCTGAGTTTCTTTTCTTTAATACAGCATTAGTCTTTCCATCATTAAATGCCATCATTAAATGTTCTTTTTCCATTTGTTTAGCTTCATTAACTAATAACTCGACACCTCCAATATAATCAGGGAAATATTCCCCTAATTGCTCAATTAAATATTCAATTGGTGTTTTCATAGGTTATTTGTATTTGTTAGGTGTAAAGTTTTTTAAACTATCATTATATTCTGCTACCGCATTAGCATCATCTGATGTGAAATTTGTGTAACTATTTGATTCCGATTGTATGTGATGATTAAAATTCAAATCATAATAATCTTTTCCATTTGTAAGCAACCCATTTAGATTTGCGTTACAAGCATCTATTATCTGCTCTTTTTCTTTTTCAAGTGAGTTTTCAATATGGTCTATTATTTCATTCATTAACCAATTAGCATCCCCCTTTAATTCATATCGTTCATTTATACTTTGAACTTTCTCCATTAATTCTTGCATTGCTGTTTTCATAGGTTATTTGTTTTTGGAATTATGTTTCTAATTTGATTGAATAATTGTTTTTAAATAGTTTGTTTTTAATTAATTAGAATTATGTTTCTAATTTCATATTGTTTCGGGTTTGTAATTATCTATGTCAAAAAAGCCGATTTTTGACTTATGTTCTGGACTTCTCATTCTACGCTTTGCAGGTTCATATCCCTTCTCGTTGCAGTAGGTAAGTATCTCTAAGTAAGTCGCATCGATGTTAGTCATCATTATACTAATCGGCTCACTTGCGTAGTATTTATCTATGTATTCTTTTGTGCTTTGGGTCATAGTTTTTAATTGTGTAGTCAGTTAATGCTGCCATTACAAAACCTGTTGCAATTAGCAGAAGGCAAATAGCGTAAATCATTTTGAGTAGATGTCTTGTAATTGTCCAATAAGATAACAAGCTACTAAAAATACGGCTAAAAGTTGTGCGGTTTCTTTTTTCATTGTGTTTGTGTTTTGATTAAATAATAACCAAATATACAAGTTTTACACAATCCACCAAATTTATTTTTGTAACCTTGTTGCAATTATAGGAAGGCATACCTACCTGTGCCACGTTTTAGGCTGAAGTTCTGCCAAGCCAATGCCAAAGCCATTACGGCATCATCGTGGAAGCCTGAAGGTGCTGAGTACTTAACCCCCGTTGCCGTGTACATATATTCAAATACTTCTAACTCTTGGCTTATTATCCCCTCTGGATAGCCAATCTTACCTTGATGTATCGCAGCCTGTAAGCCTTCCATTAGTTGCTGCTTACTTGAACTTGTAAACTTTAAGCCTTGTATCATTACCCCTTCTCTTTGCAGGTCTTCGAGTATAGGGTCTCCAACCCCCGTAGAATCTACAAGGATAGGGCATTTAGGCAGCCTAAGGATAGTTTGCTTGGTATTATGCCAATCCATTTGGAAGCGGTCAAAATAAGCCACATTTCCGTCTTCGTCTAAGCCTACTATAACAGTCCAATCGACTGACTTAGCAAGGTCAACTCCATAAGCTACTACCGGCATTGTTGTAACAGGATGTAAGCACTTGCGTATATGTTGGCTACCAAAAGGGTTAGCTGCGTTCTCAGCCGGGTTTGCCATATATTCCTGCTCAAATACAACCTCTGGGAGCTGCTTCCTTGCATCGTCTATCTCTTGTGGGTCTATGTATGGGTTATCGTATGTAGTGAACTTAAAGGATTGCCAATCCGGCTCGGCTTTGCTAAACAAACTAAAAAAGTAATTCTTGCCTTTTGGGGTGCTAAGGAATATAGCTTTACCCTTAAAGTCAGTTAAGGTAGGTCTTATTGAGTTTAGCCACCCGTCTTCAAGGTTAGGTATAAAGGAAGCCTCGTCTACTATTACCAGGTTGAACTTTCTACCTCTCAGGTTATCCAATCGTTCCCCTGTAAAGAACTCTACCTTGCCACCATTCGGGAAGCTAATATTTAAGTCCGATTTGTTATTAGGGAAGGGAAGGCTATTGCATAACTTTTCAAAGAATACCTTTGCCAATTTATAGGTAGGGGTTATGTAAGCAACCTGACCGCCTTTTATTGCGGTTGTAATACATTTGATCTGGCTTAACTCCGATTTGCCAAACCTTCGCCCACACATAACAACAATGTACCTGGCTTCGCAGTCAAGTATCTTCTTTTGGTTTATATGTCCGTTAGGTAGTTCTATCCGCATTAAAGAATTGTCTTGCCGTCTACAAATACTATCTCAATCCTATTATCTGTTTGAATATCCATTTGTTCCTTCGGCTTACCATAAACACGGGTAAGCAAAGTTTCTAAACTATAAAGGCTGCCCTTCTCTAAGCTTTTACGCATAGCTGCTGCTATTGTCTTTTCAAGTATTGTTGCCTTCGGGTTATCCCATACTGTTTTAAGTTCCTCTAAGTCCATTGACATCATAGCTTGTATGGTATCGTTTATTTCGGCAAGTTTATATCCCTGCTCTTTAAGTAGGCTTACATACTTACGAGGTCTGCCGTTTGGGTTAGCCACCTCGCCTTTCTTAAATGGTTTCAAATTTTGTTCGTTTGCCATATCTTCTCTATTACTTCACTATTTTATATAAGGTTCTCCGTTCCTTTTAATTTCTAATGTCGTGTCAAGTTTACGCATCCTGTCTAATATTACTTGGCAATATTTAGGGTCAAGTTCCATTCCGTAACACTTGCGTTTTAATTGTTCTGCTGCTACCATTGTAGTTCCGCTTCCTAAAAATAAATCTAAAACTATTTTATTTTTATGTAATATATTTTCAATAGCCATAGATGCTAATTCAACAGGTTTTTGTGTAGGGTGTAAATATTTAGATGCACCATCTTTATTAATACTCCAAACGCTTCCAAGTCTTTTTCCTATTATATTGGCATCTCTATTATATACTAATGCTATTTCAAAATCGCTTAAAAAAGTTCCTTTTAAGTCTCCTAATCCACCCCCACTTTTATCCCAGATTATCATATTTGTCATTTCTCCTAATGGTTGTAAAAACTCAATCCATTCTTTTACTACTTTCCATGATGTCCATACAAATACAAATCCATTAGAATAAATTGGCAAATTATTAATCCAATCAGTTATGAAAACTTCATCATTTTTAAGTATGTCAAATTTTTCTGTTTTAGTTCTAAAATTAGATTGATAACTTACTCCATAAGGTGGGTCTGTAAATACCAAATCTGCCTTCTGCCCGTTCATTAACTTTGCAACTTGGTCGCTATCCGTACTATCTCCACAAAGCAATCTGTGTTCGCCTATCTCAAATAAATCTCCTAATACTATATCCGTTTCTATTCCCCCGTCTGGAATTGCAAACTCATCTTCTTCGGCTTCTAATACTTCGGCATCAAAGCCAGGTATATCTAAACCCCAATCTTGTAGCTGCTCTGCATCCCAATTATTTGCAAGGTCGTTCCAATCCCATTCTCCATAGCCTACGTTATCTTTAACTATAAACTCCTTTTGTTGCTGCTCGGTTAGTTCACTTGCTTTAATAATAGGTATCTCTTTAAGTCCGGCTTCTTTACAAGCCTTTAATCTCATATTGCCACCAAGCACAACCATATCGTCATTAACAACAATAGGTCTAAGTTTAAGCATTTGAGGGAACTCGTTAATTGACTTTACGAGCTTTGCAAACTTATCGTCTTTAATTATTCTGGGGTTGTTCGGGTTTGCTTTTACTGTGTTGATTGGTACGTTTTGTATCATAGTATTCCGTTGATTATATCGTTTGCTTCGTCTATTGCGTCTTCTTGATCTAAGTAAGTATCTACGTCTGCTATATGTTTGTTAATTAAAGTTTCTGCCATTGCATAGGTGTAGTTACCTATTGTGGTCATATCGTCTCCATTAAAGCCTGTCTTGCATACTGCAACGAAGTAAGCTTTGTGAGTTAATATATACCAAATGGCTCTTAACTTTCTCATCTTCCTTGTCCTTTGTAATCTTTAGGTCTTGGGTTATGCTTGTTAAAGGACTTCTTTGCAGAGCCTCTTTTGCGTTTGCCAAAGCTAACTTTATTATTGTTCTCTTTAATCTTTGCCATAATTACTTGCGTGTATTTCTTTTAGAAACTCTTTATATTGTATTTTATCTCCGTATTCTATATGGCACTTTCTACATAACCCCATAAGGTTTTCAATCGTGTCTTTGTCTTTGCTGCCACCCATACGTCTTGCCTCTATATGATGCACGTCTACTGCTTGTGAGCCACACACTTCACAGGGAATGAAGTCAGTAGTTTTATACCCCATCCCCTGCAAATATATCTGCGTGTGTTTTTTCATAGCTTCCCCATTAAATTTTCCGTTGATTAATAATTAAAAATTTAACTATGAAAATTATTTTTTGTCTATCTCTTTTAACTTATTGATACTCCACTCTATACCACTAGTTCCACCCCAAGCATCCCACATAAGACCACCGCAACCTTCGCTATAAGGAACGTCTTTATGCTGCTGATGTCTCTTAAAGGAAGCCATACGAGCAATCGTGTCTCTACTTATTGGCTCTCTATTAGCTAACTGCCTTGCTCTTGCTTTGCCGGTTGCTTCGCCACAAGAACCCCAACCATTTTTCTCTGCCCATTCTATTGCCCTCTTTGCATTGTTAGTAGCTGACTCCGGATAGTCGGTATAACTTTCAGCAAATTTACCACCTGCAAGGATAGCTTTCCAAACCTTCATAGCTTTCTCTTCGGTATCGTATACGCAACCTCCGTTACCTATCCTCCATTTTCCTGAACTGCATCTTATTACTGGCATAGTTTACTATAAATATACTTTCGGTCTAAATTTATCTCGTCAAAGTTATACTTCTTTTTGCAGAACTCAAATAGCTTTTGTCCGCTTTCCTTTCGCATATCCGCATCGCTTACTAAATCTTTGATGTGTTTGTACCAATCCTTCTGACTTTTAACGTAGTGTACCGGCATATCTAAGTAAGGATTAACCATACTTACAATGGCAGGGTTCTTTTTAGAAGCCGTTTCTAATACTTTTAGATTTGACTTCATAGCATTGAACTTGTTATCTACCAGAGGAATAACTGAAATATCGCTATCCGTATATGCACCCATATATTCGGTTACCTTTGCATAGTTGTAAATCGTAGGGTTAAGCTTAAGTCCACAAGTAAATGCATCAATCATTTTATCCCAAATAGGTTTCTCCCCGTCATTGTAACCTGCAATAACAGTTCTAATATTCATACCTTGTAGCCTTTTAAAAGGCTGCCTAAGTATTTCTAAATCTCTCTCGTGCGTTCCGCTACCGCTCCAAAACAATCTAACCTTGTAATCTTCGGTCTTGTTATCCTGGAACTGCTCTTGCCCGTAAGGTAATGCGTTTGGTAAGATGTGAACGTTTTTATTGTAAGGACTTATCTCACTTGCTAACCTTTCGTGTGTGCAAGTGCAAAGGTCTGCAACTTCTAAGTAATCGGTAATTAGTTTAGGTATGTTATTAAACTTATATCTTGAATATAACAAATGGCTTTCGCTAAGTTCCCAGTAATCGTCATTATCGACTACTAATTTAAAGCCGTACTTAGTGCGCCAAGTGTCCATTTGCTTTGCGTTTATTTCGTTTAGCATTCTATTCATTAGCACAATATCCCAACCCTGCTCAAGTAGTTCGTCATTCAATACATCGGTAATAAGTGCGTACTCTTTTTCCATATAAACAATAGGCATCATTATTCGGTGCAGTCCTACACCCGAATTGGCTGAAGTTATACAAAGTATTTTCATAAGTTTATATAATATGTTTTATTCCCATTTGTATAAGCAGATACATTGTTGCTATGCAAACTCCAGGTCTTTTGTACTAATTCATTTTTATTGTAACCATAAGCATCAATGCTATTTTGCTCAATATGATTAGCGGTATATTCTTTAATAAATTTCGTATGCAAACCTGCTGCCCTGCATCTCGTACAATAATCTAAATCTATTGCTCCGTATGGGTCAAGTTCTTGATTGAATGCGCCAACTCTTTTTATAGTTTCTTTTGTGATAGTGAAGTTACCAATTAAATCAGCAGTGTCATTACCTGTACTATGTAAAGGAATAGAACAAATACCAATAGTTTTGTCTTGTAAAAAGTCATTTCTTATTTGCAACCAATTATCAGGTTCTAATATATCATTACCCATAATAGTTACATATTCTATATTATCAAAGTTTAAATTCCTTAATCCTTTATTAGTTGCAAATGCTATACCTTCTTCATTAATAATAGTAACTATATCAATATGCTTACCTGCATTTTTGATATTCTCAAACAATGTATTGATGTTCCTGTCTTTATAGTTTAAGTATACTATTGCATTCATTATCTTATATTTGAGCCGATTTCCCTTGCAGGAACTCCTGCGTATTTAGTATTTGGTTTTGCATCTCCCTTAACGAAAGCACTTGCACCTATCATACAATTTTCTCCTACGTTTGCAAATTGGTGTAGGACTGCGTTTAGTCCTATATTAGCACCTTTGTCAATAATTGAATGCCCACCTATTTTTGCACCGCAGCTTATAGTAACATTATCTAAGATTGTGCAATCGTGTCCAATGTGTGCGTGTTTCATTATGAAACAATTATTACCAATAAAGGTATCAATCTCTGTTCCTGCATCTATTGTTACAAGTCCTGTGATAACATTGTTATCTCCAATGTAAACTTTGCCTTTTTCTTTTTGCCAGAACTTCTTATGTTCGGCAGGGTCTCCAATAATACAATAAGCACCAATGTAGTTGCCGTCTCCGATAATTACGTTATCGCCAATGATAGCGGTAGGGTGGATAAAGTTAGCCATTCTTTTTTTTATTTTTAGGTTTAGGTTGCTCTTCGTACCAAGTGTATAATCGTTTAATCATATCGAAGATACAATTACCGCACCATACTGTTAAGATAAAATCTGCACTCATATACTTGCGGTAAATATGCTCGTACATTTTTAAGATGTCTAAATCAATATTACGCACATAGCCATTTTGAACTGTATGCCAATTACCAACGTGATTATCTAAAAAGTTGCGGTGTTCTATTTCCATAAGTTCCACATTAGTTTTGAAAGTAAAGGTGCTAACACTCCTGGTATAAATACAAACGCAATAATATCGGTACATATTGCAGGTAGTAAATATAAAGCCAAACCTGTCCAAGCTGCTAAACAACTTGTGCAACTAAAAGGCTTAAAATCTAATTTCCACTTTCTATGAAATTGGTGTATCTCTACAAAGAAAATTGCAAAGCATATCGCAGCTATAATTATCATTTGCGTAATTGTTTTTTAAGTTCTCTCTTAGTTAGTTTTAACTCCCTATGGATTGACATATAAGGTATTCCTGTAACCCTGCTTAATTCTTTAGCGTTGCAGTTATGCTTTATAGCATACACTCGTAATAGTTCCGCTTTGTACCAATGCATCTTGGATAGTTCGTCTTCTACTTTGTTAAGTAAATCTTCGTCTCTATCGTGTACTATTAATTCAACCTCTAAAGGTTTTCGGTATGTGCGGTAAAATTGGCTTGTATTACTTTGCATCATATTAATCATAGTTCTAACCAAGTAGAACTTTAATACGTTGCGTGTGCGCATATCAATTAACCTATCCTCTTCCATTTCACATAGCACCTTAAATAGTTCGCTTCTTAAATCGTCTCGTAAATCTTCAGGCTGCATTTTATCTATTGCTTCCTTTAGTTCTCGGCTCTCCCAAAGTTCTAATATGATGCTATTCTTGTTCATATTCTTTTAGGGTTAGTTTGCCGTTATCTTCGGTTGCTATGTAACAAAAACAATTTGCCGTCTTTGCTAAGTTTAAGAACGCTATTTGATAGCTGCTTAACTTATCTCCTATTGCTTTCGTCTCGCAATATACCGCTACTCCTGTTTGAGTGTGGAAGCCAACTACATCTGGAACTCCTTTAAGTCCTATAAAGGTGCGACCACGAACCGCAAGATTGTTATTGCGCCAAACAAAGCACCCGTTTTTGTTTAGGGTTTTGATTGCTTCTTTGGTTAATTCGTTTGCGGTCATAAAGCAAAAATATACTAAAGTTTTTGATATTGACAAATACTTTTAAATATTTGATAAGCTACCTGTGGCACTATTGCGTTTCCGTAAGCTTTGATGCTTTCTTTTCTCCATTTAGAAAAGGTAATGTTGTCCAGTTCTCCGGGAAACCCATCATTTCCTCTACAAATAGCGGATTGAGTTGGGAAGGTTTGCCAGTTATTTCTCTCACTCTTTTTGAAAGTGAGTTCTGTGTTTCCAATCCTGTTACTTTCTCTCCGCAATCCGATGCAAGTGGTGTTGGTATTAAACCCATTGTTAATGCTCTCGATAGAGTTACTGAACGCATTGACCCTTCCTTCACTTGTGTTGACTTCATTGTTGCTGTTGCATTTGTTTGATCCATACAAGTTGGAGTAGGCAATAAACCAGATGCGGTCTCTTCGGTGTGGTGCGTTAACGGAACAAGCTGGAAGTAAAAACGGTAGGACTTCGTAGCCTTCAGCTTCCAAGTCAGTTTGCACCTCGTCGAATACCAATCCCCCGTTCCAATTAGTAAGTCCGCGAACGTTCTCGCCCACAACCCAACTTGGCTGAATTTCCCGAATTGCTCTAAGCATTTCTGGGAAGAGGTGTCTCTCATCTTCTTTGCCAAGTCGCTTTCCTGCATTTGAGTAGGGTTGGCAAGGGAAGCCACCACTAACGATGTCGATTGCCCCTCTGTGAATAGTGAAATTTGTTTTTGTGATGTCATTGTAAGATATTGAATTTGGGAAGTGATGTTTTAAAACTTTTTGTCCAAAGGTGTTCCATTCGCAATGAAATACGTTTTCCCAACCGCACCATTCTGCTGCCAAATCAAAGCCACCTATTCCGCTAAATAAACTGCCGTGTCTCATTTGAATGAAGTTTTATTATTAGCAATTTGCAAATCAAAAAATAAAGCTACGGCAACTGCTCGAGCCTGGTTCTTAAGCCAACTATCAGTCCATTCGTCTCGGTACTGCTTTGCGCTTATTATGTCCATTTTATTAGCTTTGTAGGTAATAATCTCCATAAGTTTCTTTTTAGCAAGTGCGCCATCTTCTTTTGTCCATACCTTGATACCTGAACTATTAAGCTTTGTAAATACACTAAGTGGGTTAAACAACCTGTCAAAAGTTCTATTTTCCAGAACCTTATACTCTTGGTAAGAGTAATCAATTATCTCTAAATCGGTTAAGTGTGGGATTGCTTCTACACGTTCTTGTGGCATCATTTTTCTAACTTCGTTTGCTTTTTTCTTGTACCTATCCATAACTTGACTAAAGTATGCAGGGCTAAAGTTCTGGTAGTGATCTATAAAGTCATTGGCTACCATTTGCTTAAACGCTACTTTAACCTCGTTTATTGTAAAGTTTCCGTATTCGGTTCTTATCCAATCCTCTAAAATTGCTAACTTAACATCTCCAGGAGTATTGATTCCTACAAGCTGCATCAAATAAATAATGTTTTGCTTAAATATGATAGAGTTTAGATTCCTCATTCTTTCCCCCGAGAATGCGGTCATAATCTCCTTCTCCATAGGAAGTAGAGAAGACGTAGTTGTGATTTCTAAGTTCTTCGAGTTCGTGCTTATTAAGTTTTCTGTGATTATTTGTAGTTCCTTTTGCATATTCTTGTGCTTTGTTTATCCAATTATTTGCTGCGTGTGTCCAGCTTTTCATAGTGTTTTTACCTACTTTCCACCCGTTACTTTCGTAGTAATTTACAAACTTTTCAGCTTCTATCTTAGCTTTATCTAAACTAATTTTATTAGCCATATATTCATAAGCTTGTTCAAAACTACATTTACTTTTATTATTAATTATATCTATATTTATATTTTCATTTACATTTTCCATATGGGAGTCCATATGAGGTTGCATATGCGTTTCATATGAAGGTTCAACTTTAGGTTTGTTTTTAGGTTTCATATTGTTTCGCCTTGATTCAGTAAAGGTTTTACGCTTTTCCTTCTCAACATCAAGTCTGACATTGTACCATAAACCTTCCTCATCTTGTATAAACTTGCATTTAACTTGTTCCCACAAGTGTCCAATCGTATGTTGTATCATATGAGTATTCATATGACCACGATTAAATTGAAGCATAAGAAGGTCCATATATGCACCTTTTTCTTCAAATGTCATTCCCATTGTGCCACTAACATAGTCGCCGGGGTAAAATAAAAAAGCTGGGTCTTTTGCCATAAAAAAAATAAACCCCGATAGGTACGAACTATCAGGGTTATTATTATTTAACCACTAAACACATTATCGGTTCGTACTTCGTTAATGTGTCTTATTATGTTGCGAATATACACTAAATTTCTTTAAGTTCCAATTTTAAACAAAGTTTTTTTAGCTTAGTTTTAAACCAGTCCTCAGTATCTATTAGGTTGTTCGCTTGTTTAATGTTATGGATAGCCGTTGTATGGTCGCTTGTGCCTGTGTATTGGCTTATCTCCTTAAGGCTTAACTTAGTGTATTTCCTTAGTAAGTAAGCAGCAGCCTTTCGCCCAAACGTTGTTTTTAAACTCCTATCCTTAATTAATACATCGCACTCAAACTCTTCGTCTACCAATTTGACAATAGTCCTTGCGCCAATGTCTAACCCTAAAGGCTCGTTATCTTCTATGCCTAACAATCCAAGTTGCTGCATCATTTCGTGTAGCTGCAAATGTGTGTTGCGTTGTGCAAAGTATAACTCCTTTAATTGTCTTATTGATATATCTTTATTTCTCGTTAGCATAATTAAAACGGCAATCCCGTATCTTCTTTAGGTTTGAAATCATTAATGTAAATTTTATAATCTGGCTGCTTATCTTCTGTCTTGTAAGCATTTACCCACATCGAGTATTTTACATCATTAATTGTAAAGTTAATTACTTCTCCTTTAGCGGTCTGCTTTTTCCAACCGCCAGTACTCCATTTTTTTTGTTCCATTTTTTACTTTTTAATTAGTGAATATTTACTTACAAATTTAGGTTGTTTCTTGTTACCTACGTTAATTAAATCGGACTGTATCTTATATCCTTTCCGTTTAAGTTCAAAGATAACTGCCGATAATCTTAGGCTATTAAACTTCGTCAAAGCCTGGATTGGTGTCAATGTTTTGCCCGAAAGCAAGTGGTTCAAGATGCGTTGTTTCTGTGTCATTGTTATTGATTTGGGTTAAAAATACAGGTTTCTCTAAAAGGTTTTGATATTTTTCTATGAATAATAATAGGTCTGCATAAGCCTCTTCGTTATACCAAGCGTAGTGGTAAACTTCTGCCAGAAGCATCTGCCTTTCAAATGGTAGCAATTCTCTCATTAGCTTTTTTTGATTGTTTCTTTGATCTTGTTAAATTCCTCTAAACTCTTGATGGCATTGATTTTCTCGATAGCCTTATACTTTTGTTCCTGAGTAAACTTTGTCTTATCAAGTGCTTCAATCAAGAAAGCCTTTTGACCTTCGCTCACTTCGTCTTTATGCTCATTAGTAGCATCTGCATCTTTGGTATCGTCTATTGCGAATAGTCCGTTAAGTGCATACTTCCTGGCATAGCTACTTGCTGCACCCGTAATCTGCGAAGCATCCATTCCCTTTTTGTTTTCCTCTTCACGAGCAAGACCTGTGCAGGTAATGTTATCTTCTCCGTTACTTAAACAAGCGGTAGCTTTTACATAAACTCTACCGCCTACT